TGAGGGGTGGTGCTCTGTTGATTGAGGGAAGTAACTGTTTGAGATGGGGTATCACTCTGGCTCTACCTTGTAAGCCATTTGCTTGTAGCTTATCCAGAGATGGGCAATCTGTTCTTGATCGCCAACTTCTATGGCGTCACCTATGCGCTGTAGTGCTATCTTATGTTGCTCTATTACCCAGTTCTTGATTTGAATTCTGTTGCGTAAAACTTCTATGTTATCGCTCATGATTGACCTTTCAATTGATTACGGAGAGATGATCAGATAGGCAAGCAGCCCACCAAAACCTGTGGTTACAACGACGAATAGTATTGACAAAGGGATAAGGTATTTCATAAGTCATCCCTGTATAGATTGATCGACATCGTTTCTCTGTCGCTGATGATCTCGTAGTCCACTTCGCGATCTCCTGTGGATATATCTTTGACAAGATCTAATGCTTCGTAATATCCCGGTGCTTCCACTGTTCGCCAGACTCTGACATCGCATCGGATGATTGCTTGTACTTTGAATTTCATGCTGCCTCCTTTTCTATTAAGTCTTGCTCTTCACAGTTGAACTGAATGTTCATATCCCATATACCGAATCTGAGTTCAGCGAGTTGTCCTCCTGCTAATTCTTTGGCTTGCTGTGCGTTACTTGCTTCGACCTCTACGTATGCAACGCCTGTGACTAGTACTTTGTATGTGTTCATTTGGATTCCTTAATAATGTAATAACGGTTGTAAGCGGGAAACCCTTGGCGCAAAACGTCCATGCCTATGGGATACAAACTCCAGATGAGTGCACCAAGGAAGGCTAAGATCTCAGACATAAAGAGATGTCTTAATACGGTATAGACAAGAGCGAAGGTGAACATAGAGACGATAGAAACAAAGACACCCATCAAGATTGAAGCAACGGGATAGACAGCTACCTTGATGTGTTTGATCTGTCTCTTGCGCCATAGAGATGTGTTGTGCATATGAAATCCTGTACGTAGAAATCGTCAGGCTGTGTGCCCTCCTGCCGAATTAAAAAAAGATTCGGAGTTCCGCAGAACCCCGAGCTTATCAAGCTAACCACACTGCGGATACCCACCAGACTGCTATTGCTATTGCTATTCCTATAATTACGTTATCCATAAAGTCAGCCATGTCTATCTCCTATTTGCGGTTGTCTAGCTGAGCGAGTGCCCAACCAATGATGATTGGTGAGAAGGTTCCGATGAACCAGATGATCTTCATTGTAGTTGTCATGTTGATATCCTTATTTAATGTTGTAAGCAATCCAGATAAGCCATAAAGTTTTGCTGCGTGTTTTGTACTGACGAAGCTTCCAGTATGTAAACCAGAAGCCGAAGATATTGAGTTCGCGTTGTATGTCGAGTGGATGCATGTTGTTCTCCTGATAAGTTGTAGCAGCAAGGAGGATTTACCCAGCTTGAGCTGGCGACCTCCTGCTGACCTAAGGATTTACCCAGCTTAGGCTGGCGACCTTAGGCATTTGATAACTTCTTAAAAGCGGGAAACCCCTTGAACAGACGCTCCCCGCTATGGGAATGACAGAGAGGATTACTGAGCCTTAGTACAGAACATCTGGCGCAATATAATCTCTGCTTCGATAATCGATTCGTCCTTAGATCCTGCAGACGAGATCTTGGTGAGTGCTTGCAGAACCTTCGATGTCATCTCTACCTCAGATGAAGTCATACGAGCTAACACACGACCACCCAAAGCTTTGAGTTGATCCTTGTCACGCTTGCTTGCTGCTGATGTACGAATAACCCAAGACGCTTCCCAAGAAGTACTAGGCATCGTTCCAGAGAAGATTCCTCTGTCGATCATTGCCTGAATACGGTTTTGTTGAGCAGCGGAGATAGGTTTGATTTGCTGTGTCATGATAAAGCTCCTTAAGAAAAAGACAACGATTGAGATGTTGAAAGGGAAACGCCCCCTTTCGTAAGAAAGGAAGGGGCGGAGCCCGATGTTTCAGTTCCTAAGGTGAGAATCGAAGGGGGAGTCAGTTGGAAAAAAGTCAATGAAATCTACGGGGGAATGTACACGCGAGTCTCACATCCAAGGAGGGTTATTTTTCCACATACGCTTCTACAGAAGGCTTCAGACGGCACAGGTTAAGAACTCCGAGCAGGGAATGGCTTCATACAAGATGAATGCGCCATGAGCTCCTAGGGGTGCACGGGACCAACGAAGTGCAACAGTGGGGGTTGAGGCTCCAGCTGTATCCCCTACTCACACGGGAGCAACATGTCTCGGAGAAGTAATCACTCATCCCTTACAATATTTGTGCAGCACCCAACAACATCTAGGAGAAAGTAAATGGAATTAGTAATTGAGCAAGACGGTATCAGCTTGACAATAAGCTCGGAGGAAGAATTGGACCTCACATATCTACAAGACTTCTTAGCATCTTTACATGGTGAGGAAGAAGAAGAGTTCGAGACAGACGAAGACGGTACTGCTTGGTGGTTTGATGAAGACGAAGAAGTTTGGTACTACTTCGATGAGGACGAAGACGACTGGGTTGCTTACGAGTAACGCAGGGGAGCCGGGGTGGACCAATTGGCGCACTACCCCGGCGGTATCAATCGATTTATTTTTTATTTTTTTGGCTACTAATAGCAAACAGTATATGTTAATATGTTTGTAAAGTAGCAGATACTATGCATATCTAGCGGAAGCGGAGTAGCGCAGCGGTAGAGCGGCGGACTCATAATCCGCAGGTCGGTGGTTCGATTCCATCCTCCGCAACCAAATCATCAAGCAATTGTGCTTTCCAGCGGTAAGTCACCGCATCAATACATATCAAATTCTTAAAGCCGCCAGACACTGGTAGGCTGCAATGACATTGCACATATAAAGATATTACATTTATGCTAACACAGCAAGACTTGCAAAATTTTTTAAACGAATACGAAGCCCTCAGAGGGATAGAAGTAACTTACGAGAGTGAGGTTAAGAAGGCTATAGCCCCTCAAGTCGTAATGTTAACTGGCATGGTCAACGTAAAGGGAACTCCTCATTTGTTTGAGAGTGAGATAAACCTTACAGAGTTTCATAGTAGACAAGACCTGATCCATTTGGGTGGCGCAATACTCAAGGCTTTTGATAAGGCCGGAGTAGAAAGACTAGGCTAAGACATGGCGGCAAGAATTAAAAAAATTAAACACGACGAGAACACTAGGCTCAAGATCCAAGCGGCTCAGCTAATTAACCGTTTGACAAGCCATGCCAATGGCGAAGTTGAAATGAGTCCTACTCAGGTACGTGCAATCGAGATTCTTTTGCGTAAGATCCTTCCTGACTTGTCTGATGTCAAAATGGAAGTTGATGCGCAACCAATTACTTTCCAGTTGGATTTGACAGGAAAGAGGAAAGATAAGGAGTCTGAGTAATGGGACATGCACCTAGTTGGATGCGTAAGAGCTACGGCAAGGTAAAGAAGTTTGCTGATGGCGGAGACGTCGAGGTTCCTTCTCGTCTTACTGGTAATGCAAATGTGTACCAAGAGCCAAATGGCGCAAATGGAATTGGCGGATCTCTATCTTACGAATTAGATAATGGCGACAAACTAACCGCTAGTGGCGGCGGATCCTACATAGCGGCAGATAAGAAATCTGATCTTAATGCTGGATACCGAGTTGGCTATGCAAAAAAATTAGACGAAGACAAAGAACTGGATATCGGCACCACAGGTTACAAATACAAAAGCAAGCGCGGAGACGAAACCTACAGCGGCGGAAAAGACTTAGACAGCGTAGATGTTCGTTACCGTGACAAGGACTCCGAGTATGGAGTAGGCTACTCACCGGAAGGCCGTAGAGTGCAGTTAACAATGAGAAAGAGATTCTAGTGGAAGTTGTTAAGTATTCACCTCCGGGAAATGTAGCTGCGCAGTTTCATCAATCAGATGATTTTGTAAGAGGGTTGATGGGACCAGTAGGTTCCGGCAAAAGCTCATCTTGCTGTGTGGAGATTGTAGCTAGGGCACTCAGGCAAAGACCGAGTAAAGACGGCATCCGTCGTTCCCGCTGGCTCATCATCCGTAATACCTATCCGGAACTAAAGTCCACGACGATCAAGACTTGGGAGACTTGGTTTCCATCGAACGTAGCCCCAATGAAATGGGATACGCCGATCACCTCAACGATGAAGATCAACAACATCGGTGACGGAACGGGGATGGAGCTAGAGGTTATGTTTATGGCGCTAGACAAACCAACCGAGACAGGTAAGCTACGATCGCTTGAATTGACTGGCGCATGGATAAACGAAGCATCTGAGATTCCAAAAGAGATCTTCGATATGGTTACGCAGCGTGTGGGTCGTTACCCGTCAAAGCTAAATGGCGGACCAAGCTGGTGCGGGATTATTCTTGATACTAACCCGTGCGACGACGATCACTGGTACTACAAGCTGGCAGAAGAAGAGCGTCCAAAAGAATGGAGCTTCTACCGTCAGCCGGGCGGAATGTATCGCACGGAAGAAGGTGAGTATCACCCTAATCCTGATGCTGAGAATATATTCAACCTGCCGGGTGGCTATGGTTACTATATGCAACAGATCCCCTCGAAGCCTGAGGATTGGATCAATGTTTTCTTGCTTGGTAACTATGGATCCACAAAAGACGGCAGACCAGTTTACCCAGAATACAATGACAAGGTTCACTGCCTACCGAACAATGTAGAAGGCGAGCGCGGCTTGCCAATTGTTCTTGGCTGGGACTTTGGACTTACCCCTGCTTGCGTGATCATGCAGGTAACAGGTAGAGGAAAGATTATTATCTTGGACGAGCTGGTGTCTGAGGACATGGGTATCCGTCAGTTTGCTAATGACGTGGTAAAGCCCGTGCTGATGAATAAGT